TCCCTCTATCAGTCCTGACGGCAAGACACTTGCTTACATCACCCGTGCCGGTGGAGGCTATAAATTGCAGGTCATGGACTTGGCTTCCAGTACTGTGACATCGGTGACCGATACCAGCAACGACGAAAGCCCCAGCTTTGCTCCGAACAGCCGACTCATTGTCTATGCCACCCGCGAAGGAGGTCGTGAAGCACTCATGACTACAACGCTCGATGGCAAGATCAAGGCACGACTGGCCGGGCAGAATGGAGACATCCGTGAGCCCGATTGGGGCCCATACCAACCCTAAAAACAAGAATTTTGCTAGTGTTCTGAGTCAGTAGTTTTATACGAGAAATCCTTTCGGAGAGTTATACATGTTGTCGTTCAAAAAAGCTTCGTTGGCCCTGGTGGCCGCTGCCGTGCTGGCTGGTTGCAGCTCTGCCCCTTCCCTGGATAACGCCCCTGTGGAAGACAAGGGTGCAACCACCGCCGGCAATGGCGCAGGCACCGGCAGTACAGGTCAGAGCACCGTAGGTGGTGTCGACCTGAACCAGAGTGGCGCCAATGGCCAGGGGCCCGTGGGTGTTGCCCGCGTGATTTATTTCGACTTCGACAGCTACTCTGTCAAGCCAGATTTCCAATCCACGCTCGACGCGCACGCCAAGTTCCTGAAGGCCAATCCTTCGCGCAAGGTCATGCTGGAAGGCAATACCGACAACCGTGGCGGCCGCGAGTACAACCTGGCACTGGGCCAGAAGCGCGCCGAAGCCGTGCGCCGCTCGCTGAACGTGCTGGGCGTGACCGACAACCAGATGGAAGCTGTCTCCTTTGGCAAGGAAAAGCTGGCTGCTGAAGGTAGTTCGGAAGACGCACACGCACAAAACCGCCGCGTTGAACTGAACTACCGTTAATAGGCTCCATGATCTTCACTCGCAGAACTCCTCGTTTGATCGCGCTTGCCGCCCTGTGGGCATGCGCAACCGCCTCCCAGGCCGCACTGTTTGAAGATGCCGATGCGCGGCGCGCCATTCTGGAATTGCGCCAGCGTGTCGACCAGGTCACGCAGGGCAGCAACCAGAACGGCGAAGACACCTCGCAGGTGCGTCGCAGCCTGCTGGACTTCCAGTCGCAAATGGAATCCATGCGCGCCGAGATGAATAAGCTGCGCGGCGAAAACGAGACCCTGCGACGTGAGGTTGCTGATTTGAAGCGCGGGCAGACCGATCTGGCCAAGGGCATGGAAGCACGCCTGCAGCAGTTCGAGCCCGTCGCTGTCACCGTGGACGGCCAGGAATTCAAGGCCGATCCCGCTGAAAAACGCGATTTTGAAGCGGCCCTGGGCGTGTTTCGCAGCGGCAAGTTTGCCGATGCAGCCAGCGCTTTCAGTGGCTTCGTTCAGCGTTATCCCAAGAGTGGTTATGTGCCATCCGCGCGTTTCTGGCTGGGCAATGCCTACTACGCCACGCGCGACTACAAGCCGGCCATCAGCAATTTCCAGCAAATCCTGACCACAGCGCCGCAGCACATGCGCGCGCCTGATTCGGCCCTGTCGATCGCCAATTGCCAGATTGAGCTAAAAGACACCAAGGCTGCGCGCAAGACCCTGGAAGACCTGCTCAAGGCCTACCCTGAAAGCGATGCGGCCAACGCGGCCAAAGAGCGACTCTCCAAACTCAAGTGATATGAGCGATCTGTCTCCTGCGGCGTCTGATCGGCAGGACGCCGAGATGGACGCAGATCTCCAAAGGCGCTTTGGCGGCCTGGACCGCCTTTTGGGCGTTGCCCCGGCTGCCAGCATGCGCGCAGCATGCATTGCTGTGGTAGGCATTGGTGGCGTTGGATCATGGACTGCAGAGGCGTTGGCCCGCAGCGGTGTCTCGCGCCTGCGCCTGATCGATCCGGACAATGTGGCCGAATCCAACATCAACCGCCAGATCCATGCGCTCTCCAGCACCATCGGTATGGCCAAGGTCGATGCGATGCGTGAGCGCATTGCGCAGATCAATCCGCACTGCCAGGTAGACCTGGTCGAAGACTTTCTGACCCCTGAAAACTGTGCCACCTTGCTGGACGGCGCCGACGGCTTTGTGGATGCGTGCGATCAGGTACGTGCCAAGGTGGCCATGGCGGCCTGGGGTCTGCGCCATAAGCGTGCCTTTGTCTGCATTGGCGCTGCCGGTGGCAAGCGCCATGCCTGGAAGGTAGAGCAGGACGACCTGGCCCACACCACGCATGACCCGCTGCTTGCCCAGGTACGGTACCGCCTGCGCAAGGAATACGGCGCTCCCAAGGACGGCAAGAAAATGAATGTGCCCTGCATATTCAGCAAGGAGGCCGTGGCGGGCCCTGATCCGTCATGCGCGGTAGATGGCGATGGCTCGCTCAACTGCCATGGTTATGGCTCATCGGTGGCGGTCACCGCAACCTTTGGCATGTGCGCGGCTGGCTGGATCATGGAAAAACTGGCATTCTCGAAAAAATGACAAAAAACTTACGCTATAATCTAAGTCTGTTGTGAGCAAGGGAGCTTTTATTAGCGACTGAGTAAACCAAGGCGGGTCTTTAGCTCAGTCGGTAGAGCAGCGGACTTTTAATCCGTTGGTCGCGAGTTCGAATCTCGCAGGACCCACCAAATAATGTATATATGAATCAAGCTCCTACGCTAAATGCGCAGGAGCTTTTTTCTTGCCTACTGTTCCGCAAAAAAATCCCATGTTCCGCAATTAGGCTGCGGGCTTCACCTTTTTCCCGACCTTGTGACGGATGTATCTTGCAGTCATCGCTTCCGTGGTGTGACCAAGCAAGGCCTGGGCATCCTTGATTCCGGAGGTGTCGTCCAAGCTCGTGGCAGCTGTAGCGCGTAAGTCACGGAATTGAAAATCTGCTTTTGGAATCTGGGCCAATTCCCGTGCATCATCGAACCTGTCGCGGAGCATGTTCTTCGTCAACGACTGGCCGCTCTCATTGACCAGCAAATGATGGGTTGTGGATTGAACTAGAGCTTTGTAAGCTTTGATCTCCGTCAATAGAGTGGCAAGCTCGCCAATGATTTCGATGCGCAGCTTGGCCGCTGTCTTGCCTTGTTGAACATGCAAAATTCCGTCTGCGATATGGTTTTCGCTCATTCGCAACACATCAGCAGGGCGTTGGCCTGTCAACTTTGCAAGCCGAATTGCGAACTGTAGTGGCGTCGCTGCATGCTTCATGATGCGGTTCATGAGTGCATCACCGATAACGGTATCCCTCCCTGTTTCCTTGAACTTACTGATTCCAGCGCAAGGGTTCGGTTGCTTGGTGATTCCTTCTTTGCGTGCGAAGTTCCACATATGGGAGAACAGGGCTTTCTCGCGGTTGGCACGGACGTGGCCGAAGTTCGGAGGGATCGGAAGGGGAGCCAGCCCTTTCTCGACCCGTTCTTTATTCTCGATTTCAGCAAGTTTTCTTGCCTCTTCAAGACGCCACTCCATGTACTGGCGAATGTGTAGAGGCTCAATCTCGTCCAATGGAGCAGGTGGATCACCAAAAAACTTGAGCAACCATTCCAACTCTTTCTCGTTATCGGTACGTGTCCGCACTGCCTTTAGTGGCAATGCCTTTGCTCGGTACGCTGGAACAATATCTAGGAAGGTACGGGCAGCATCCTTTGGCTTTTTTGCCGCCGATAGTTCGCTCCATTTCTGCACGGCCAGAACATAGTCCGAACCCAAAGGGATCTCTTTGCGCGGCTTGCCACCGGTGTCCAAGTAGTAGTGCACTTTCTGCCCGCGCTCCCTGGCACGCATGCCAGGGGGCAGGTTTGTCCATCGGCTTGATTTGCGTCCCATATCACTTGGCTCCTACTACACGAGGCTTCCAGCTTTTTTGAGCAACTGGTTCGGGTTCTTGCTTTCGCCCCTCGATCGCTCCTCGGGTTACGATGGCATGGCCACGCGCATTGATGCGAAACGGAATTCCAGAGGTACGAAGCCATTCAATCTGGCGGGATTTGTACTTGCGGCCTGTCAATTCGGCTAGTTCAGATTCATTTAGGAAAAGGGTGGACATTACTGCTCACTCCAAAAAAGAGCCGTCTCAAAGGACGGCGGGATATTCGGATTCTTCGTCTGGCCAGGGTTGGCGCTTGTCGCGCCGTTGGCGCGAGCGGCGGGATGCGTTCATAGTTCACGGCTCCTGACACTGAATGCTGGCTCAACCTTCGCCTTGGCGGTCTTGATCCGGGCCTTCAGGCGGGCCTCTTCCTTCTTCAAGGTTTCAACCCGGTCAATCAACTCGCTCAGATCCTGGCGAACTTGTTTGTTCCGCTCCCAGGCATCCTGTAGCCTAGCCACCTCGTTCAACAGGAAATTGAACGGGTCAAACACCTGGTCGCATGCAGCACAGCGCACGGCGCGATCGTGCTGGTTCAGCGTGATCTTTTCGTGCGAGCAGAAACCCAGGTGCTTCTTTTCGACGGAAAGCGTCTGCTCCGGGATTTCGGAGCCGGGGAAGCGGCGGATGTTGGTGTCTGTTGTCATGGTTCTATCTGTCTTGTTACAGCACGAGATTGGAGATAGGTTAGGCGCTGCTCTTCCCACTTGCGCCGTTCCGCAACCTCGATCCTGGCGATGCGATCATCAATAGCTTGGATTTCCAGTTGCTTCTGGCGCCGTTCTTTGCGCAGTTTTGGAATGTCTGCGTATGTACCGGGGGTGAAGGCTGAAAATGAATTTGTTCGCAGTGGCTCTGGCAATGCTTCTTGCTTGTCGGTCATCAGTTGTACCCTTCGATGGCGTAGCCCTGCAGGCCCTGCAGTGGAGTGGGTTGAAGTCCAGCAGGGCACATGGCTAGCGAGGCCTCAAGGCCATCCAAGCTGACGGTAGCCCCATCGAAGTTCAGTCCAGGTGGCAGGCCGAGAAACTGAAATGGCGCGCCGCAGTCATAGCAGTGCACTTTCACTTCCAGCATGAATCGTCCGTTGTTCTCAATGCGTGCAACGGCGCACTTCGCATCAAAGGCCATGTGCTTGCATGGCGTGGTCATTTTGGTCATGGTGCCCTCACATCGATGGCGTAAACCTGCACCGGCTCCTGGCCGAAGTGCGGGTGGGTGATGGTCTTGATCGTGAAGCCGCGCCATGGGCGCACGAGGCGCCGGGCGTGGTCGTCTCGGGCTGGGTAGCCCAGGGTCAGCACGATCTGATCGTAGCTTCCGAAAGGTGAGTAGAGGCGCTTCTGCCAGTACGGCGTACAGAGTCGGAATTCCTCGGTCTTGGCGCCGTCGCGGATGGCCTCGAAGTATTCCCGCTTGAGAGGGAGGTGGAGGGTGGTCATAGCTCACGGCTCCTTACGCTGAATGCGGGCTCGACCTTCTCCTTGGCGGTCTTGATCCGTGCTTTGAGGCGTGCCTCTTCCTTCTTCAATGCTTCCACCCTCTCAAGCCGCTCACTTGTGTCCTTGCGAACTTGTCTGTTCTGCTCCCAGGCATCTTGCAGGCGGTTCACTTCATTCAGTAGGAAGTTGAATGGGTCCATGACCTTGGAGCACGCGACGCAGCGCACTGTGCGGCTGTGCTCATCCAGTGTGATCTTTTCATGCTGGCAGAAGCCCCGGTACTTCCTCTCGACGGAAAGCGTCTGTTCCGGGATCTCGGCACCAGGGAACTGGCGAATGTTGGTGTCCGTGGTCATGGTGCCTCCTTGGGGGCGGGCTCGCGTGGGCGCGTATCGATGTCGGCGCGGCACCAGGGGCAATAGTTGAATGGTGCCCACTCGCGGCCTTTCACAATGGCCAGCTGCTGACGCCGCTTTTTGGTCTCCATGTCAATCAGGTGCTGCAGGTTCACCATATTCGTCCGGACAGCATGTGTCGCGGCTTCGCAGAGTTGCAGGGTTGCGCCCTTGGCGCGTCGGCATTTTTCGGCCATCTCAATCCTCCTTCTTGGCCTGGGCTGCCTTGCCCGCCCAATACCCGGATCGGAACTGGTCGCCGTTGCCGTTCCAGTACACGATTCCGTGCTGCTCGGTCTGGCGGGCCAGGCCCAAGGTGATAGCGGCCAGGTCAGCTTCACGTTCACGCGCCCACCTGGCAATCATTTGTTCCTCGGTTTCGTTCATGGGTTGGTGTCCTTCACTGGCTTGTTCCTGCGCCGGCAGCGCTTCTCCAGGTCCTGCTGCCATTCGCGCAGATCGGTCGATTGGTCGCGGTAGACACGACAGGTCGGGTCTTTCACGTTGACGCACGTCACGTATGTGAAGTTGGGGCCAAGCTCGCGCGCCCAAGCTTCACACTGCTTCAGGGGCATGGTGTTGCCAGCAGCTCCGATCAACCCGTTGAAGATGAAAGCAAGCATCCAGATGTCATCCATGGGGATGACCCTCCTGCGCCTGTGCGGGCTTGATAAACGTCAACCAGTGGGTCATCCCAGATCGGCCGCTGACCTGCCCATACAGAGGCTGCTCAGGGGTGAGAGCAAGTACCTCGCGGACTTTGACCTGGGTTTCATTCCACTTGAACACCAACGTGCCATTGGGCTTGAGCACCCGGAAGCACTCGGCAAAGCCCCGGCGCAGATCTTCGCGCCAGTCCGGCCCCAGTCGCCCATACTTGGCCGCCAGCCAGGAACGGGGGCCCGCACAGAGAAGGTGCGGAGGGTCAAACACGACATGCCAAAAGGAATCATCTGGGTAGGGCATATCGCGGAAGTCCATCAGGAAATCTGGCTCAATGCGCAGGACACGCTGGCCAGACGCGTTGCCTTTGGAGTTGTCGGTGACGGTGATCGTCTCGCTGCGGCGGTCGGCGAACACTGCGCGGGGGTCTTGGCGGTCGAACCACATCATGCGGCCACCGCAGCATGGGTCTAAAACTGCTGCTGTTGTCATGCTTTGCCGCCTTCCTGGGCTGCGTTGTATGTATCCGCGACAGCTTGGGCGGCGGCCTTCGATCTCCAGCAGCGTGCATCCCCGCCTTTCCCGACCATTACCTCTCGGCTTCGGAAGAATGCGCTGTTATGGCGAACAAGTTGCCAGCGTTCACCGTTGCGTGTGCGGTGAGGGACAGGCTCCCAGGCACCTGGCGTGGTTTGCATCGTATTCATGCTGCACCGCCTTCCTGGGCTGCAGCCATGGCATCGGCGCAAGCTTCCTCGGCGGTGTCGCCTTGGCCCTGGGCTATCACTTTGCGGCCTGGGTTGATCACTGTCGGCATGCACAGTGGCCTGTCGGTAATCCACGCCATCCAGCCTGTGACACGGTGGTAGCACAGCTCAAAGTAGGCCGACTCGTTCTCTGCCAGTAGCGTGGCATGCTCCTGGATCAACTGACGGATGGGATCAACCTGCGTATCAGATCCCATGACAGCCATAACCTCTTGAATCGCCGAGATCATCAGGCGCCCATTTGGAGAAGCTGGATCAAACTGTCTCGTATCCAATCGAGTCTCATAGCCGAAATTTGGCGCTAGCCGTTCATAGACCTCATGGAACTTCTTTGCCAGCTCCCGGACGCTTAGCAAGTCCACCATCAAGGGAGCACGCCAGAACCCTCACTACCAGCCACCGCAGTACGGCTTATGGTCATTGGTGGGAGTCGAACCCTGTGACGCGCTCTCTTGATGACCCTCTGTCGAGGATATGAGTACCCAAAGCATCAAATCATCTGAAATGATGCTTTTGGGTTGCTTATGAGGTTGTGTAGCCCGCGTTTTTGAGGGCAATTTCGTGATCAAGCCCGCCGCGATATGAGCCCTCCAACTCGCCAAAGTTGTAAATGATCCCTTCCTTAGAGGCTGGGAAGATGTATGTCTCAGGCCCCGAAAACGGCACCATGGCGGCGGACACAACGACATATTCATGACCGTCAAGTGGCGGGTCCACTTGATAGAGATTGGCTGATCCCTGAAAGCCAGCTAAGTCGTGCTTGAGTAATTTCGCTTCCATCATCATCCTTCCGCGCCTGTGCGCATAAATTGAAAACGCCCTGAGTAGGGCGCTTGGGGGTTAGGGGGGCGGGCTGCTAATATTTGCGCATCAACGCTATCTGAAGCGAAAGTGCGGCAATGATCACAACCAGTACCAATAGGTTCAAGTACAGAGCTATGGCAGCAGCAGGCTTCAAAAAGAAGTCAACGCTCCAGGCTCCTGCTATGACCAAGAAGGTGCTTCGTTGGGCCATCCACAGCCGTTCGCGCAACCTTTATTTGGTGTTCTTGTCATGGCCATTCATCGCGATCTTTCTCGCGGCAGTTGCCACTGAGCTGTTTCTGCCGTCATGGATGTTCTGGAGCATTGCCCTGCTATCGCTCACCAAAGCAATTAACCGAATGCTTGTCGCAGATGCTGCATGGAAGCGCAGAGGCAGACTAGAAAACCAAAGCACTCCATGAGAAGCGCTTTGGTTTTCCCTCTGATGTCGCCCAGAGGGGAGCGCCGATTGCTCGGTGTAGCGTTATTCGCGCGGAATCAGCTCAAGCTCCTGCTGCTCGCCGAAGCGCTTGTTAAAGCGGGCCTCATATTCAGCGCTGGTCTCCGAAGATTCAGCCATTTCTAGAACGCGACCCATGTGAATACGCATGGCGCGCGTTCCGATGTCATTCAAGAACTGAAAGAGCTTTTTCTTGCCAGGCTCCCGGTCACGGAGAGCGCGCAGCAGATCCAAAATCCGTCCGCTACTCTTCGCCAGTGGATAGTAGATGTGGCGACGGGTAAGGTGCATAAGCTGCCAAGGCTTGCCGCGTGTTGGGATGGGGATGCTGTACAAACGATGCCACGCAAGGTACAGCTCAGATGAGCTTTGCTGATGATCTAGCCAAGTACTGCAAGGCGGCGGGCGACAAGGTGGAGCAATTGGTTCGCGATACTGCAATTGGGCTACAGGCTGAGATGATGGACAAATCACCGGTTGAAACAGGGCGCTTTCGATCCAACTGGCAATGCGGCATCGGATCTATTAATTCAGATACCAGTGCTGCACCAAAAAGTGATGCCTTAGGACGAACCAGAGTTGTCCTGGAGACTTGGCGACCTGGGCAGACGATCTTCCTGAGCAATTCGCTTCCATACGCGAAGCGCCTGGAAAACGGCTGGTCTCAGCAAGCGCCCAGCGGCATGGTTCGCCTGACAGTCCAAGACTTCGCCCAAGCCGTCAAGCGAGCTGTGGAGGCTGTGAAATGAAGCTAACTGAGATCAAGGCGCTACTGGAGCAAAAGCTACTTGCTATGCCTGGAGTGCTGCCTACGGCCTTCGAGAACGTGCCTTTTAAGCCACCTGACGGGCCGTATCAGGCCTGCTATCACCTGATCAACTCGCCTGTAGACCTTGGGATTGAGGGAACACTGACTGAAAAGCGTGGAATCTTGCAAGTGACTGTCCGATACCCCGAGGGTAAAGGGCGACAGCAGGCAGACACCATGTGCGAACAGCTGGCCGACCACTTCAAGCCACCACAAATCATCCCGGGCGCAGCCTTCCGCATCGAGTTGAACAAGACTGCTTCTATCGGCTCCGGTGCACCAGATGAAGGGCGCTGGGCTATTCCTGTCTCCATCTACTGGAGAGCATTCCCTATCTAACCGGGCTTCGCCCATCACCAACACCGCCACTCGGCGGTTTTTTTGTGCCCGATGAGGGCGAAACCCAAGCCGCAAAGCGAAAGCCGAGCGGCTTTTTTCATTTCTGAAAGAGGTATTCCTATGGCAAGAACGCCCACAGGAACGATCCACAGCGTGGCCACCGTTCTCTCTACACCCAAGACAATCACAGGCATCTCCAATGCTGCCGAGGCTGTCGTCAGCTCTGTTGCCCACGGATTTGCCAATGGCGACCTCGTGTTGGTCCTCTCTTCGTGGGGGCGATTGAACTATCGCGCTTATCGCGTGAAGTCTGTTGCTGCAGATACCTTCGTTTTAGAAGGTTGCAACACGACCAACACTGACTGGTTCACACCTGGTCAAGGTGGCGGCACGGTGCGCAAGGCAACTACCTGGGTTGACCTGGACCGCACCATGAACCACAACACCAGCGGTGGCGATGCCAAGACCGTAAACGTCAAGTTCATTGAGTCCGATGTGGAATTCGTTCTGAACGACGGTTTCAATGCTGTTCAGCGCACGTTCGAAATGGACGCCGACATGATCGGCTCTCCCGCTTACGACGCGCTCAAGCTGCTGTCTGAGACGAATGCTGACACCATCGTCCGCCGCCGCGCAAAGACTGGCGCACTGTCGCTGATCCCTGCAAAGGTCGCCTTCAACGAAGAAGAGACCCTCACCGAAGGCCAGGCCGTGGTTGTGAAGGGCACCTTCAACGCACAGAACCTGTCTACGCGCTACGCCGCCTAACTCCATCTGGGCATAAGCCCACAACCAGCACCGACGCATCCTGGTTCGTTCCTTTCGCGGGGACGGCTGGGGTGCGCACGGGCGTTTCATTTCCGCGAAAGAAAATACTATGGCAAAGCAAAAATCTGTACCTGTGACCAGCCTGAAGATGATGGCTGGCAAATTGCCCACTTTCCCTCTGTCTGTGACCGTCAAGAACCTGGATGGGGACGAGTTTGACATCAACCTGACCGCCAAGGCCCAGCGCAAGAGCGAATGGGCCGCAATCCGTGACGCTCAACGCAAGAACTCCGAGGACGCAGACAAGCCAGCAGAGAAGGCTGATTTCTCCTTCGAAGACATGGTCAAGGATGGCATGCGCCAGGCTGCAGAGATCGTAGCGGGTGCAATCACCGGCTGGAACCTGGAAGATGACTTCAACGTGGACAGCCTGATCGTTCTGGAAGATCAGTGCGGCGGCTCGCTGGCCAAGATTCTGAGCAAGTACGATGCAGCACTGTTCACAGGCCAACTGGGAAACTAAAGGCCATCGCTCGATCCCTCTATGAGCCTCCAGTCACCGAGGCAGAGGCGAAATCAGAGGGGTTCGAGCTGGAAGACTACGAAACCGAAATCATTGAGGTGTGGCCTGACAACGAGTCCGCGCTTGAACTCGCTAGGTTAATCGGCACCAGGTGGGTCTATCCGTCGATGGGTGGAGCCCCGCTCGGCCTACGTTGGGAGGCTATATATCCGCTGATGGACAGACTTGGCCTTGATGCAAGCGCCTGGAGCGAGCTCCACGAAGCAATGATGGTCATTGAGGCTGCGGCGCTTGCCACCATTCGGGAGTTCGCGCCGAAGGACAAAACGAATTGATGCGCTGGCATCAGCAAAAACTCCTCTCAGAACTGCTGCTGCGCACTGGCTGCCTAAAAATAAGTGGAAATGTCGCCTCGCCCGGTGTTGATCCAGTTTAAGGCCAATTGGCGCAAACCCTCTCTAGCACTCATGTAGTTGAATCTCTCTGGGGTGAGGACAAAGTAGTCGTCACCATTCCAGGGCAGTATGCTGTTTTCATGGTGGAGAACGCAGTGGGTGCTTCCTATAGCTTCAACTTCTTCATGAAGAAGTCTTGCACCAGTCGGGAGGTGATCGAACACCGCAAGCTCGTCGTTTTGAATATCCGCGTACAGTTGCTCTGCAGTTGGCAATTTTG